AGGGCCTTGTGGGCCAATAGGGCCAACAGCCCCGTCATTCCCATCAGCACCCGCAGGGCCTTGCGGCCCAACAGCACCGTCAGCACCGTCGTTACCATTAGCACCCGCAGGGCCTTGTATTCCCTGTGGGCCTTGAGAGCCATCTACGCCATCAGCACCGTCCGCTCCTGCTATTCCCTGTGGGCCTTGAGCACCCTGAGCACCATCGTTTCCGTCCGCTCCTGCCGCTCCTGCCGCTCCCTGTGGGCCAGTAGCACCTTGAGCACCCTGAGCACCTTGAGCACCCGCAGGGCCAGTAGCACCTTGCGTTCCTTGCGTTCCTTGCACTCCACGCACGCCCTGTGGCCCTCTTGGGCCAACAGTGCCTGTTCCCCCCGTCGTGGTCGTTTGAGTGGCTACAACGCCCTCTCTCGTGGCTAAATAGACCAATTGGTTGTAGGTGAGTGAGTTAGGGGTGTCGATACCCGCCGCTTTCAATTTGCTTCGTAACTCCTGTGCCGAATATCTAATCGTCATCACGAATCACTTCCTTCACATCAAAATTGAGAAACCCTGACCTGAAAGACATGATGGTGTTATCGGGGTCAATAGACGAATCACCGAGGCCGAACATCTGATTGAGATATTCGTGCTTATCTCCCTGTGGATTCTCAACGATGAACAGTTCGCTTTTGGTGTCAATGTGCCACTCGGCATCGACTTCGACCAGTTCGCATACAGCGTTGAAGTCGCCCCATTTGTCCTTCTCATAGAGAGTGGTTATGTTCATTCCGTCGCCGTCTGATTCTGTAAATGAAATCATATCCACTCATCCCCAAAGGCATGTTCAAAATCGACCCTGTCGGTCATTTTGACTTGCGCTGTCTTGGGGTTGGATTGGCCTTTATTGATTGTTGCGACCGATGAGGTCATGTGATGGTACAGAGATTCGATGAGGTCGAGTGGGTTGTAGTCTCCACCCTTGCCGACTTGGATGCGGCCAGTACCTTGCATGTCACGAAAAGTGAATGACCACTCGCCTGACCCTGTGGTCAGAACCTTGACTGTTGGCTGACGAGGATTGTCGCCCTCGGCATACCCGTGTATCTCCATGCTGTTCGTGCCTGCTACGACCCAATTGATTATTTGCATCTCGTTCCCGTCTCCCTCGTCGTGCATGGTGTGTGTTTTGCATACGGGGTTAATTTGGGTTTCATGCCATTGGCTCAATCGGACAGACTGTCGTCCACCCATCCTCGTTGTCTCCGAGAACTGCTCCGCCTTTGGAGAATCGAATGTCAAATGGTTGCGCTTTTTTCTTAGCGGACAAAGCCCAAACGGCTTTCAGTCCGTCTTTCAGAGTTCCTTCGTGATGAATCTCGATGGTCTCGTCGTGAAATGCTACGGTGATAAGGTAATCCATGTTTCGACTATGACCCACACCTACTTAATCGACTCGGTCAAGACTCTTTTTGCGAGTGAAATTGAGTATCTCATTTTTCCATGCCTGATACCCGTCCCATTCCTCAAAATTGCCTCGTGCTCGTAGCCATCGTGCTCGCTCAATCGGCTTGCGCCGTTCACGCTCTTCGGGTGTGTATTTGATGTAGTCTCCGTTCTCGTCTCTCGGTATGATGTGGTGTTTGGTCTCTCGGTTGTATTCGACCGCTTCACAGGCCCGTGCGACCCTAAGAGAGGATATTGCCACTGCCATGTCGTCGTTGCCTACTCCTCGTGAGAATCGGAAGGGGCGTTCGTTGAACATATCCTCGTGACCGCACACAGCGAACCAAGCCTCGATGCCTGTGCCTCTGAATATCTGAATTGACCACCCGTCTTTCAATAACTTGGACTGACGAACCAATGTCTCCGATGCCAATAGGTCGAGCATGGGAAAGTTCTCTCGATTTGAACACGATTTGTTCGATACGAGAAGACTCCATGCGGCTTGCTCAACCGTCTCTATTCCATACGATAGGTCTGACCCAATCCAATCAAGAGGTTGCATGATGTACCCTTCATCGACAAAGGCGTCACTTTGAATCAACACCGAATATCTGACGAGCCATTCGTCACCTCGCTTGACAATTCTCATGTACGAATCGGCTTGCTTGCTTGGGTCATTCATAGTATTCATCTCCTGATTTCAAGACTTTGAGTGCGTTCTGAGTGTCTCCCTTTTCCAAGAATGACATAGCAATGCGGCGTATGGCAATCTCGTGTCTAAGCGACTCTGAGACGCTTGCGGCCCTCTGCAACAGTATGTGTTCAAGGTCTGTGGTGAATCGGTATAATCGTTCTTCATTCTGTGCCGTCATTCCAATCATCGTCCTTGATGTAGAGTGCAACCTTGCGAACGCCCTGTTGAGTAAGCCCTGCCTGCTCAAGGAGTCTTCGTGACTGCAACGCACCCTGTTCACCCAAGTATATGACCTCTCCTGTGCGCTTCATTGCGGACAGAACCATGCCGACTTCTCTGACGGTTGGGATTGATTTGTATTTGGTTTTCAATATCGTTATCAGGTCGGTTGCTGTGAACGGTTCAGGTTTGCCGTTCTCATCTCGACTTTGCTCCATAGCCCATCGAGTCATTTTATTGCGTTGAACGCCTTTGCTGTTGCCTCTTGCCACTCAAAAAGCCTCCGTGCTTCTTGTGAATACTGTGCCATTGACAACAGACTCTTCGGTGATTATATCTGAGGGAGCGGGGACGAGACCCTGCTCGACCTTCTCGGCCCATGTTAGACCTGTCAAATGGTTGAATGACTTTTTCATGTTTTGAATGCGTTGTTGGCAATTGCTCAATTGGGTTTGGATTAACTCAATCAAGGTCTCGATTTGTCTTTCCTCATAGACTGTTCCTTTTGGTGTTCTTGTTTCAGGGTTCACCATCAGGAATGCCTTTCGTGCCGAGTGAAGGGCTTTGAGTCCCTCAATGGCCTGCATTAGGCTTAGTTCTTCATGTTGGTATAACACGATTGCACCTGCGTTGGCTCGTGCGTTCGTGAGGTCTGCTCCGTATGTTTTCATGCCGTCGTCTTGTTGCGTCATGTTCAGTCCTATGAGTCACACCTATATAATCATACCGCATGAAGTATCTCGTGAATCCGTTCAGCGGTTTTCTGACCGATGCCCTCTAATTCGACTAACTGCTCGACTGTTGCACCACACAGGTCAGCCATAGATGGGAACGCCTGCACGATTTTGCGACGGGTCTTGATGCCCACCTTCGGCAGTGCCTCGATGAGGGCGTTGCGGTACTCCTGTGGCTTCGGTGAGCGTGGTCGGGGAACATAGAGACGAGTGGTGTCGTCGTCGATTTTATCCATGATTTTACGCATCACGACAGCCGCATCCCACTTGTCCTCGATGAACACAGGTGGATAGCCCACAGCGCACAGAGCCGCCACGAAGCCCGTCAGGACTTGCTCAGAGACTCCTCTCTCCTCGACCTCTCGCTTGATTGCCTCGTATGACTTCGTCACGACGAGGAACGAGTGCTCGGCCTCCTCACGCATTGCGCCCAATTGCCTTAGCCAACGGTCGTCGAACAGAGAATCCATGAAGTCGTCCTCCTTGCGTTCGATGCTCGTAGTGCCACCCTTCATGTCGCCGTCACCTGTTTTCAAGTGAGCGACCTCAAATCCGAGCGTGCTAAAGTACCCTATCATGAGAGGGTGCTCCCTGTGGTCGATTCGTCGATGACGACCGAGCATCTCCGTGAGTATCGCAGTCGATACCTTCTGTCGCTGTGGGTGGTCGTCCTCCATTGCTCGGAGCAGTCCCAATTTGTTGCCGAGCGTTCCTTTGTCGATAACCCCCTGCACCTGTTCAGCATCCTCTTTGATTAAGTCCATTCGCTTGATTCTCATGTCTTTTTCCTCCATTTTCGTTTAACGATTTTTTGGGGTTTCACCTCGCCCATGTCGATGTATCGGGGACAAATGTCACCGACGCAACAGCCTTTGGCCTTGAGCGTTGAGCAGTTCGGGAATGAGACATAGCGTGGGTCATCGAAGAGCGTCTTCATCTGATGTAGCCTGTGCTCTTTGTTATGCAAGTCCACATAGCCCATCCGTGTGCCTAACTCCACCCACACCTCTTCAAACGCCTCAAGGGGCATGCCTACGGTCTTAGCGAAGAGTGCTGAATACACCCTGCTTGAGTGGCTTGGATTGCGCCGCTTTAGTTCATTGGTCACACCCATGCACCTATCCTCAAGAGAGGCTGTGAACACAGCCGTTTCGCTCGTAGCGTCAGTGAAGCCAAAGTCGGCATCAATCACAGGTCGGATTTCGGTTTCGGGTTTATGCAATTTTACATCGAGCAATTTGATGAGTTCGGGTAAAGTCAGCCGTTGCCCTGATACATCGGGCATGTGGTATTTTGGTCGATAGGACATATTCTCAATGTCGTTATGCGTCATCGTGTTCAGGATTTCAGACGAGACAGGCATCGAATGTCGTCCCGACTTCTTGCCATGTCGATTGATGTGAGGGGTGAACGGGAATCGGCACAGCCGCTTGGGGTCGCCAGTCGTTTGCTCGTCGAGCGTGTTCAGTCCGAGTGTTTTCTTGAGGTGAGTCTGTGTTTGATTGACGAGCGTTTTGAGGGCCTCTCCACTGCCGTCACGGTGGTCAAATCGAAAGCGGGTGGGTCTGTGTAGGATGAAGCAATGATAGCCCTTAGAGCCGCTGTATTGCACCCAATGGGCTACATCAATCTCAGTCAGGTACTGTGACAGTCGCTGTGCGTCAGCGAATGCGTTCTCAGGCTTGCTGTCGTGGTCGAAGTCGAAGAAGGTTAGTCCATAGATGATGGAGCGGGGAATCTGTTTGCCGTTGTCGAACACGAGGTTGTCGTACCCTGCGGTGCTGATGAAGCATGATGATTCACCCCACCACTCGTGGTAACTCTTGGCGACCTGCTCCGTTGCATAGACGAAGTGTTGTCGTGGGTTGCCAATCGCTCTCGGCCAATGATTGAAACCGAGATGTTCGGTCAAATCATCGACTTGCTTGGGCGTCAGCATGGCTGTCATTGCCACACCCACCTACTTAACTCAAATCGCTGACATATCGTATGCAAGTGCAGTTCCTTGATGCAATGCTTCGTCGATAGCAAGAGCGGCTTTGCGTGCTTTGATGCAAAAGTCAGAGCGTGCGAGACAGACTTCAATTGAGTCTTGGTCAAATGCACCGTTTTCGATGTATTCGTTGTATGCGTTGAATGCCTCTTGAGCCATGCTTTCGCACGCTTCTTTCTTACTGAATCGTCGGTCAGAGATGTGCATTTGCATCCAATCTGCAATCATGACTCTTCGGTATGCTACGGTTAGGGTTGTGTTGGGTTTCGCCATGATTAACCCTATACTGAACACCTATATAAAGATGCCTGTCAAAGGTTTTTGAATCTCCATTCATTGAATCGAATAGCAATATCGACCAACCAAGCGGCTAAAGTGTATTTCATTCCCACTCAACCTCGTCTTGCCAATCAGGCTCACGCACAGCAGGTGTGTCGTCGTCCCAATCAATATCGTCGTCCCACATCGGCTTCACCTCTGACTCTTGAAGAATGTCACGAGTCGGCAATCGACTCGGTCGAATCCGACCATCACGGATTCGTTGATTATCAGCGTCATTATTAGGCGGTCGTCGAATCCGACGGTGTTCAGGTTTTGGTTCGTCATGTTTAACCGTAGGAGTATCCCCTATATAAGGGTTGTTCTCAAAGGTATTCGATTGGGATTTTTTCAATATCCTTAGAAAGCGACCAACAACCACGAATAAAGAGAGCAACGGCCAACCACCAAAATAATTCAAAAACCAAGAATAAAACAGCAATGCCGCCGACGACCTCAAGCACCGAGTCCCGCCTCTCTGACGAATGATGCGGTGTATGGAGTCGTGTCAATACTCCCTCCTTGACGGTTGTAGTCGAATGAGACCATTCGTCCCGTGAATGTCTTGCTGTCAGCGACACCCGTGTAGTTCACTTCTTGGTACTCGAACTCAACCAACACACCCGATAGCAACAGTTCCTCCATGAACGCTATATCAGTCTCCTGTGTCTCCTTGAGGAACGCACCCGATAGTGTGAACTCGTCCCCTCGCTGTCCCATGTCAGTCATCTCAGGGTATATTGCATCGAGGATTGGCGTCTGAGTTATCGCCGCAGTGCGGGTGCGTGTGAACGAGGATGGCTTCGTTGATAGCGTTAGAGGCACGATGAGCGTTGCAGGCAATACCTTGACTACTGCTTTGGCGTATGGACTGACTGTACCCAACGCATCCGTTACGATGAGCGTTGTCATGTACTCACCCGCCTCAGCAAATGTATGGTCTTGATGCGAGGTTGCACCATTGACCCCTGTCGAACCATCTCCAAAAGTCCAAGCAAAATTGGATAGCGACGAAGAGGTATCGACTGTGTATGAGTCTGACCCATCGAGACGGATAGCCTGACCTGCACGAACCATAGATGGGACTGCACGCAACACAGCCACAGGTTCAGCCGCCACGATTGTCACACGAAGGAACGCATTCGGGATGAGAATGTAGTCTGACTCGTTGTCAGAATCGTCCTGTGCATAGACCTTAATGTCGTATGTTCCGCCCGCAGGTCGAGACGAATATACATGGGATATGTCGAGTTCAGCAGAGGTGTCAGGTGTAGTCACAGGCATGAAATCGGTGATTGTACCGTCGCCCATATCGACCTTCAACGCCTTTATTTTTCGGTCGGCGTCAGTGGTCAATCCTTGCAGTCTCATGGAGATGATGTGACCGACCTTAGTGGTGAATGTCTGAACAGTCGTCTGACCCACTGTCGTTGCAGTAGAGCCGTCGTAGGTGTTCCCGATAATCGTGTTCTGTGCTGTTGGCTTATGGTCGAAAAGCACGCTGTATTTTCTGATAATCGGGGTTGCTGACCAGTCGATAGGATGCAAGTCACTTTGCTCAGACGAAGGAATGTAAAAATTGAAACGGATGACGAACCCATTGACGATTGCCGATGTTGGCAGTGCAGTCAAATCCACTTCACCGACTCCACCAATGAAGTCAGGGTCGAGGTCTTCAAATCCTGTTATGGGCGTCGTTGCCTCTTTGGCAATTCCTGTCGTCGTTGGAGGTTCAAGTAAAGTCACAGTCACTCTCATTCCCTTATCGGCCGAGATGTTATCGGCTTCGATTAGAATTGAAGTGTAACGAGCAAGACCCGACACCACATCGACTGCCTGCTGTTTCAGGGTATCGACTGTGAATGGCAACATTGCAGGCGTTGGTATTTGACGAAGAATAATCTCATCGACCTGCAAATCCGCTGTCGATGTTTGGAGTGCGGGATTGTCGGCACGACACATGCGATTGCCTGAGTCTTGAATGAGTAGTGGACTGACGAGACCTGTCGCAGGGTAAAAGTTCTCGATAGTCGCCCAAGTAGGGTTATCGACAAACATTCGCTTGGTCGTCGGTGCTGTTGCAGTATCGACGGGGTCAATTCCTGAATAATCGTTGTAAATGTCGTTATCGACTTGTACCCGCATCATAGGCTCTTCTGTGTCGAGGTGAGCGTATTGGGGGAATCCAACATCGACTGAATTGATGAACTGTTGAGCACCTGCGAACATAGGCTCTCTGTTGGGGAAAGCGAATGCGTTACATGCCTTGATTTGAAAGCCCCAAATTGGTTCTTGGGCGGATGGGTCAGTGCCAATCGTATCACCGTTGAATATGCAAGTCATTCCACCCGTCGTGAACACTGTTCTAACGGTATTTATTCCTTCATCATACGAGAACAATGGCCCTTGACCGAACCCTGTACCCATGCTCCCGAATCCTGCTGTGGACGGCAATACTAAGCCCTCAGTGGATTGGAAAGCGGTGTCTGAGAAGTGGGTTGCCGAGGGACAGAACCACACTGCGGGCCTATTATCGACAAACGAAGAGGGGTATGGTGGGAATGGGGTGTATGTGCCTGTGGCATACGGGTCTTTCTCATCGGGGTCAAGGCTGAAACCCGCCCACTCCGCACCATAACCTGCGGCGGCAGGTGTGGCAAACCCTGAGTCTATGACTCGTCCTATTGCGTCCCCTAACGAACCCTCAAAGGCTGATGGGTCAGTGACCGTTGTCCCTTCAATGTCTGAGAACTCGTTGTTGAACCACACACCTGTTTCACCGACACCATCCCACTTGGGCTTGAATCCGAATCCCATGTCCCGTTCCGATGTTTCATAAATCATGTGATGACGACCCATATCGGCGTCCGCACCGTTCATATCGAACTCAATAATTGTCAGTCTGTTGTTGCGCTTGGGGATGAACGCCGTCATCTCCATATCGAGGAAAATAGGCGAGCATCCTATCTCGGACAATCCGATTTTGGTTGTCTCCTGTGCAGGCTCGACTAAATTGCCCGAACCCGCAGTCCAACCTGTCGCATCAGGCAGGAGTGATGGAGACATGGAAAGTCGTGTTCCCATTCTCTCGTGAGCAGGCCAACACCTGTTTCGCCCATAGTCCCATCCTGACGGCTTAATGTAGTCCCATGCGTGTCTTCCTGTCTGAGCATCAATGAATGACCACAGAGGGCTTGAAACACCCCTCCATGCCCATTTAGACGGGCCACCTGAATTAGCGTCACTGTGGCCACCCTCTGTCGCATCCTGTCGAACCCTCCAAAGGGTGTGAGACAAATTGAACCCAATGTTCGACGCATCAGTGGGTATGTGACCGTCCTTGCCCGTAGCCTCGTATCGCACAGCCAAGTCGTGTCCGATTGGTGCAGGGATGCGGAGAGAGCCGTTTCCTGTTGATGCAATAGTCGGTGTGTTGGGTGTCATCTCAGCAGTGGGAACACCGAGCGTTCCTATCGCTATCGAGCGAGGTACGGGTCTATCTCCGATGTATTCCCCTGTGCTCGTTATCTGTGACGCTTCTCCGATTGTTGGTCTCGACGGTGAAGTAGAGTTCCTTGACGAAGCAATTGGTACATTCATGTCACCTTGAGTCATGCCCACTTGGAAGCCTGTGCCAATGCGGTCTGATGCCTGTTCCCCTGTTCCATGAAAGACAGCAGTGGACATATACGGATTCATTGCGCCGATAGTGGAGTTCGTTATGCTTGAACCTGACATGTCTTCAAGTCGTTCGGCTCGTACCGCAGGGTCGTTAGGAGTACCGTCACCGAGAATGTAGAATGTGGTGTCGTGAGCAGTCTCAGGGCCACCTAAACGACCCATCTGAATCGTTCCCGATGGGTTGTACCCGCCTGTTACGGGCAACAGTGAATCCCTGACATTGAACGAGTATCTGATGTGGCCTGCTGTTGGTGTATCGAGTTCGACCTTTGAAACAATCCACCATCCATTGCAGTCTTTTTCAGTGAGTGTGGCAGGTCGGCGACCGTCATATCGAGAACCCCAAATGTTGCCCGACTCCAATGACATATTCTGTTCTGAACCCAAGACACCGTCCATGCCCGACAAATACACTGCATCTCCGACTTCAAACGGCGTTGCTCCGTGTGGTTCGGGGGTTGATGTTGGGGGTGCATTCACATCGACAAACATCATTCGTTGCATTTGCGTTCCACCCGTTATGGTGTGACTGACAGTATGCACCTCAATCCAGTCCACTGAGTTCTTTTTGGTGTTGGGCGGACACTCCATTGCTAAAGCGGATTGAGCAGGTTCGTGGCCTGCTAAGACAGCGTGAGTCCAATTTGACCCCTGTGCTCTCGGTGTGATTGGCCCTTGCACGAAGTCAAAGTACGGGTATATCCCCGCAGGTGTCCTGTCAAGGTAACTCGTAGCATCAACGGCGGCGACTCCGTTGCCACCGTCCCATTCCATGTAGAGGGTGTCCGTATTAGCCCCTCCTATGGTGCGTGCGGCATCAAAGACATAGGGGATGATGACTCCGTTGTTGAGGCTGTATGTGCCGTCCTTGAGGAACGCCGCAAGGGCCATTGCCATTCGGTATTTTGGAGCAGGGCAGTCGGATGAGTCTTGAGAAGTCCATATAGCCCGCAAATCTGTTGAAACGGTGGGTGCGTAAGCGTTCCCAATATCATGTGCTCTTGCCTCATTCCATCCCTGCAAGTGGTCTCCACTCGTCCCGACTTTTTTGTAAATAATAGTCGCTGAGTCCTCTCCTTCGGGGTCAGAGTCGTAGCGTGATATTCCGTTTCTGTTCCATCCCGAATTGCCCGCCGCATAGAGAGTTCGACCGTTCGTGATGTCTTTTGAGAATTGGTTGTTATCGAGCATCATAGGCATGAAGACCGTTGCTCGATATGGTGAGACTGTTGGGAAGGCAACATTCAATGTTGCATCGACGGGATTGCGAGGGTCAAATTGGATGAGTGGGTTTCTGACGACTGCGGCGGGTGATGAGTGAACAGTGTCCCATTTGTTCTGAGGCAACCAAGCCACTTTTTGACTGTCGTCACTATCCCCGATGTGTCGATAGGTGTCAATGGTCTCAGCCAATTCCTGAACCGTCATAAATATGGGATACTGACCGCCCCTGTACTGCTTATGACCACCGTTGGCTACGAACGAAGTCTTATTGCCATACTGTGTAACGCCGTTGTTGTCTGTGTATAGCATGTCGTCGCCTCCTGCACCTCCTTTGACATTAGTGGGTGCGACTAAGCGGACGGTCGTTCTCGTGCCATCAGCGTGATTGATATTGCATTTTGCATTGAGCGTTCCCGAATTGATAATCTCAATCGTAGGCTCGATGCCTGAAACAGTAGTTCCATCGTCGTCGATTGCTTCGACTCTTATACCTGCTTGCACTGACTCATCATCACTCGTTTCAGTATTGGAGGAGAATCGGCTTCGATAGAGCACGGGGTCGATTGAGATACCAAGAACACCGTCGTCTTTGATGTGAATGGGCCACCACCGTTGTAACTCGGCGAGGTCACTTTTCACACGACTGAACGGGTGAAGTGGCTTCTTCTCGAACTTAGCCATTCAAATAACCCCCCGATAGCCTCTGAATAACGATTTCTTAATCGCCGAAGGTAACTCAGTGTGTATCATCTGTCGCACCTGCGTAGCCGTAAGTCGGGCGTCACCGTTTATGACGATATTGCCTATCGAGATGTTCGTACCTCCACCACTGAGACCTGCTTCGTTCATGACGGCGTTTCTACGACCTGTCTTGCCTGCACTGAGAGGGACTACGGCTTCAGGGCCGTCCTCGCCAATCAGAGACACGGTTGGGCCAGTTACGATACCACCTGCGGCAAACGCCTTCTGAACGCCCATATCGGCAAGGTTAGACCCCTCACCTGCGAGGTCTCCACCTGCGACTCGACCTGCGGCGAATCCAACACCACCGCCTGCTATTTTTCCAGTAGCCGACTTGAACAGACTCTTGCCAACGACACCACCTGCACCGCCACCCAAGAGAGTGAGGGCCGAGCCTGCCGCTCCGACGATTGTATCCTTCAAACCTCCGACTATACCCAATCCAATGTTCTTCCATGTCTTCGGCGAAAAGTCGAGTGTGATGATAGCCATAAAAGCACTGCCAATGCCTTGTAGGACTGTGAGAATGCCACCCAACAATTGTAGGAATGGAGAGAGCAATTGCATCAGAATCGCAAACGCCGTTGTCAATAACCCGACGAGAGGGACAATGAACTTCAACGCCATGATGAATGCGGGCAGTGCATCGAGAACGATAGGAATTAACTGTTGGAGCGTGTTACCGATTTGAAACGCCAATCCCTTGAACAGGGGGATATTTTCTTTGATAGCCTCAGCAATCTCATCCTTGAACTGAGCCGAGATTTCAGCCAACATATCAATGAACGGTTGTCCGACAGCCAACATGGCTTCTTGGATAACAGAAGTGAAGAGGAAAAATGACTCCTTTGCAGAGCCGAGTGCGCCGTCTTGACCTTGAATGCTCTCCGTGAACTGTCTCGTTGCTCCCTGTGCGTTTTCGTTCTCCTTGACGAGTGCGTGGAATGCGTCTCGTTGAGTCAGCAGAGACGAGATGGCTGTTCCACCACGAACACCGAATATCTCCAATACCTGTGTAGTGGTTGCACCCGACGAAGCCAATTGGTCGAGTACATCACCGAGGCTCGTTAGGCCAGTGGCCTGTTGCTCAACGGTCTTCATGAGAGTCCTTGACTCAGCGTCTAATTCCTTCTCTTTGAGTGTTAGGTTCGTTAGACTGCGCTGTGATTTAGCACGCTCCAAGTCCAGTGACATTTCATCAATGCGAAGTGAATTGTTCGCCTCTTGAAGTCTTTCGATTTGCTTAATCTCAGTCTGTGTCAGGTCTCGACTTTGTCTTGCGGCTCGTTGCCTAATTTGCTCGATAGCCAAAGAGTTCGTTTGTTGTTGGATGCTCAGGTCAGTCAATTGACCATTGAGTGCTCTTATCTCATCCGATAAGGACGAGGTTTGCTTCTTGGTTCTGTCTAACTGACTCGTGACCGACATCAACGATGCCTTCGCCGCTTCACCCGCAGGCGACAGTACCTGCACCGTCAATCCCAAATCGTTAATTGCTTTCTGAGAGTCAAATGTTGGTTTCAACAATTTGTTAATCGACATACGGAGACCCGTACCTGCAACAGTGCCACGAAGACCTGCGTTACCAAGAGCACCCACAGCCGCCGCAGTCTCCTCGATGGCGATACCTGCGCTGTGAGCGACAGGAGCGGCGAACTTGAGACCCTCTCCGAGGGAGACAATATCTACATTTGAGCGGGTGAATGTTCGTGTCAGTACATCGGACACATGCTCAAGGTCGCTCATCTCCATCCCGAACGCCTTAACGCCTGCGATACCTATGCTCGTGGCCGTTTGAATATCGACTCCACCTGCGATAGCGAACTTGACGAGGTTCTCCAACGCCTTATCTGAAATCATCTCGTCCGCTTTGACACCTGCGATAGCGAGGAGATTGGCCGCTTCGCCGACCTGTGTTGCTGTGAAACGGGTCGATGCACCGACTTTCTTAATCTCCGTATCAAGGTCAGACATCTCGCCCGCAGTGACACCGAGAATAGCACCTGTCCGTGAGAGCACATCGTTGTACTCAAGGTACAGTTCCGATGACTGTTTGATGAATGTCCCCATGCTCTTTGCCGAGAGAGCGATTGCTGACAATCCCGCCGCAGTAGGGGATAGGAATGAACGAGCGATAGTACCGAACCGAGAGAATGCTCCACCTGCCGCATACGACGCCTGTGAGACCTCCGTCATGCCTTTCTTGAAGCCTTTGGTGTCCGCTCCTATCTCCACCAATACTTCGGTGATTCCCCCTCCCATAGCGAACGACATTGTTTATTCTCACCTCCTCTTCAATTGCGAGTGCTTTGCACTACGCTGTGATTGCTCCACTTGGTTATTATGCCTACGGTTCTTCTCAGCGTGCGCTGACATGAGGAAAACACGGTCACGGAGTTCTAAGTCCCGCCATTCAGCGGGTGTCATGGAGTGAGCCTCCATAAGGTGAATCAGAAATTGCCCCTCGTCTGTTTCGGCGAGGGCTACTATTCCCCCAACACTCCACCGCCTTGAGTCGTACCCAAAGCGAGGGTTATTTTGTTGGATAGTGCGGCGAGTGTTTGTAGAGGTAACTGCTTCAATTTGCCCCATGTGACTTCTTTGTCGCACTTTTGCATCATCTCACAGACCATGAGAAGACCGAGACGCTCTTGTTTGTCGTCGGGGTCAGTCAAGTTACGCATCTCAGGGTGCGATTTGAGAACTTGATATTCCCCTGCACTGAGAGGCATAACCTCGATTGCGTCCTGTCCGAGTCCCAAGTCGCTTATATCGACCAATACGGGACTGCCTGCTTGCTCTATTGCTGTGTCTAACCATGTCATGTGTGTGCCTCCAACGAGATTTATTCGTCCGTCTCAGGTTTGACGGTCTTGGGTTTTGTTTTTCCTGCCTTTTTTGGGAGAGTCTCCTGAGTCTCCACCCACGCTCGCATATCGAAGCCGATACCAAGCAAGCCGTCGGGCCATTCCGTAGGAACGATTTTGCCCGCCGTTTTGCACATTTGTTGTAGCAAAGGGAGATTGGTTCGTGTCATTTTCATCACTCCGCAAGGCACATGACAAAATTGCATATCGCTGTGTCAGCGAGAACAGAGATGTGTGTGATAGCGGCTTGACTTGCATCAAATCGAATACAGAATACGCCGTTAGGTGCAATGTTCAGAGCGGCGAAGTCAGCCGCCGCTCCTGTTTGTAGTGTGAGTGTGATGAAGTTAGTCGAGTCACGGTTCTCAAAGTAAATACCGTCAGCCTGTGCGAACCCGAAGGACGCTGTGCTGTATTGGACTGCGGCGAGGCCAACGCTTCCTTCGATTTTGACAGCGTCTCCTGATGTGAATGATTTTGTACCACTCGATTCAGAGAATCCGCTTGCTCCGTCGCCCGCTTCTTGCGAGAATGTTGCTGAAAAATTGTTATTCCTTGCCATGCTAAATCGCCTCAAGCGTCTCTCGACCAGTCTAAGCCTTCAAAGGATGCGTTAATCATCAACGCTCCCTCAGCACCTGCTTCAATGCCTTCTACGGCCATGTCAGTGAACATGCAACCCGTCAGTGTGTAGGTGTTTGCTCCTGTTGCCCCGCCTGCTCCGTCACCGTCGTTATCGAAGGTGATGTCGAACACTTGGTCGGTGTTGAAGTAGGTGTAGAGTGTGTTGTCTCCAATGCCCCAAGCCTTCTTGAGAGTGCCTGAAACGGTTCGGAGACCACGAGTCAGAGATGCGCTTGTTTTGCTGTTCAGTTCAGTGTATCGGCCTGTTGCTACTGCGACAGTGAAATCGCCTGATACGAAGCCTACGAGGCTCGAAGAGACGGTGATTTTAGCAGTTACACCTGAGAATTGGTGGACGGTCATACCAATGCCTGTGGTCTATACGGTTCTTAACAGTCCCTACTTATCTGAGGTTTGCTTGGCGAGGTCTGTTAGGGACGAGGCAGTCTTTTGAATCTCATTCCGTAGCCTGTTCTCGTATGCAAGTGCAACCTGTTCATCGGTGATTCCCAATTGGGCTACAATCAAATCCACTGTCGTCAGCAGGCGAAGACTGTTCCTGTCCTCATCTGTCAATCCCAATACTTGCTCGGCGGTTTCAGTCCATCTATTGTCGGTCATATTCATATCTCCTTGATTGCCTCTGTGGCGATTATGGTTATTTTGGGTTCTGTAAGGGTCTCTAAAGCCACGAATTGTCCTTTGTGGTGCTTGGAGACCTTGAGAGCATTTGAGGCCGTTAGAAGGCTTAGAATCGACTTTAATGAGTCAGTGAATGCAACGGTGAATGGTTCACCCTTGACTTCGGCTTCAATCGGAGTCCAAGAGCGGGTGGTTTTTGCAGTCCAGTGACCTGCTCTGACTTCGCTCTTGCTATCGAGAGTCATAACGACATACGGAGCATTGGCTGTCGCCATCTCCATGCTCGCCGTCATCAGAACCGATTTGTCAATGAGAGCCTCGCTTGAAGCAGGCTCATTCTCAAACATCGGGAACAGCAATTTACCATCCTTGCTCGGCATCACATTGCGGTCAGGGATTGTCATACAGTCGTCTTCATCGGCAGGCATTATCTCAGCACCGCCTCTGTCCTTCGTGGAGATTTTGATTGGCTCACTCGCCTCTGTGGATAGTCGGATTGTCTCGCCCCGTGATTTGCTACGGACGAGGTCAGCAACCTCCTTCGGGTTGCATACGATGGCACACGGCTCTTTGACCTTCAACCCATCTATCGGGTATCTGTCAATGAATGTCATGATTGTCTTGCCTGCGTTCATCGTCCAACATGAAGCCCCTTCGTTCTCAAAGAGGATGCGGACAGGGACAGCAGGTGTGTCGAGTGCAAGCATCGTCAGGAACGACGCAAGACTGCCACCGTTCGCTGATATGCGAGCGGAGCGTGTCACCCTTGAGTTCGGAGTCAGCATACCCTCAGAGGGTGCGCCCACCTACTTAACGGGACTTGCGGGAAAGGAAGTGCTTTGGGTCAAGAGGAACGGGGATGAGAACCTTGACCGAATCGGTCGCAAGGTATGGGTCTTCCAATTTGTAGGGTGGTTCATCGACTTCGATATAGCCCTTCTTGATGAGAGAGCGGATGGTCTGTATTTTGTATGGTTTCCATCCACGAGGGTCACATTCAATGTATGTGTAGCCTTCGGTGAACCATTGCATTGCGTTTTTCTGTATGGGTGTTAGTCTCGCCATGTTTAATCGTAGGGCTATCACCTATATAAAGATGCCGACTATACTTCATCGTATGCGTCGGGATAGGCGAGCCAAACCTTCTGAGGGTACTTGGTTCGGCCATCCAGTGAAGCGATTCTGACTGAGCCTGCGTTGAAGAACAGGTGAGGCTTCTTGGCTAAGTGGTTCGATAACCTGTTCATCTCAAACGGTTGGTTATCGAGCGTGAGTATCTCGCCTGTTGATATTGGAGTTCCTTCGGGGAACACTGCACCTGCTTCAATCATGGCGGCCCAAAGACGACGGACATTGCGACCATCCGATTTACCTAAACGGCCCTTTCGCCGCTTGCCGTACTTCGACGACGGGACATGGTCTTCGTCGTCATTGGTCTTGGTCGTCATCCCCGCTCTCCTTTGGCTTGATGATAAGCATGCGTTGGGGTTTGACAATTTGAGTTCTCTTGATTGCGTCGGCAACATCATCGGGAAGAATAGGCAAGACCCTATCGACTGCTGAGTTCGATAAGGACACCATAGTTCCGAACACATTCGGTGGTACGAGACGCTGAACCTCAGAAGGAATGTACGAGCGGCGGTTTTGTTCTCTCCACTCAATCGACCAATTGTCAGTCTCGGTTTTACAGTCTTCGACCTTCATGGTGCGGTCGAATACCTCGGTCTTGATATGATTGTCGATAGCCTTTTTGCGCTTCTCAAGCATGGCCTTGCTCGCCTTGATTGTTGCCAGTTCGTCGAGCATGTCATTGAGGTCTCCATCGAGGTTCGGCGTGAGCATGTCCCACGCACCGTTTTGAAGCAGTGATTGAGCCTTCGGGCATATCGGGCTGTACGAGCACCACTGACAGCCCTTGCCTATCTCAGCAGGTACTTTCATGGTGTCAGACGAATCAACGGCGAGAATGGACTCGTATTGGCCGTGTAGCCAGTCCTTGAAGGTCTCAAGCCTCTCATCAGTCCACACGGTCGTAACTGTGCCATGTCGTTGTAGGTCAAAGGTGAATTGAATTGGTCTGTCAGGCCACCATTCACGGGCCACTGCGAGGTATATTGCGGCTTGAACCGAGTGGTCAGCCTCTGCCTGTGTTATGTCGAGCCGTTGGGTTTTGTAGTCAATCAGTTCGATAGTGCCATCCTTATGTTCGATGATGAGGTCAATGAAACCGAGAACGGGCGTACCTGTCCTCTCAAGGATATGCGGCCCGATAAGGGGGTCGAACGAACCAAACATACGCTCGCAGTAAAGCACACGAACGGGGTCTCGACCACGACGGTCGAACCAACGCTTGAGCATTTTCTTGCCGTCTTCATAGAACGCAAAGTCCACTTCACGCTCGGCATTGACTTCTTTGTAGTAGGTCATTAGTCGGCCGAATGAGGGCTTCGGTGTCTTGCCCGTCTCAGGGTCAGGTGTTCGCCAACGCTCAAGAGCGTCGTGAACATTGTTCCCCATGCGCCCTGCTTGGCTGTTGTCACGATGGTTGCCAACCTCCTTCAATGCTTGAGCATCGGCGTTGGGTTCTTCGTAGTGGAAATGGTACTTGAGAGAGCATTCCTGCGCTGTTTTCAACCGTGAAGCGGATATGTAGGGAACTCGCATTTTAATGCCTCATTGAGATGACTTTTCGACTGCTTTCCAAAATCGTTCTTGGGATGGATTCTCCAATCTGAATGGTTTGCAGGCTCGGCTCTTTTTGATGTGAGCAAAGTGTCGGCTTTCAATTTCACCCTTGACTGTGCGCTGTTGCTGAGTCATCTCGACTATCCAGTCGAATAGGGGGTCGGTCATGTCAGGACGACCTGCGGCGAGCACCACACGGTTCTCGTTGGGTGTGCCGTAGTTCTCGGTCTTGGTCTTGAGAAGCACCGTACTGAGGAAGTGATAGTTATACATCTCGCCACCAATTTTCAATCGCTCATACGGCGAGTAGAACAATTTGTTGATGACTTTGTATGCGTGCATTTGACCCTCAGCATAGGCAGGCAATGTTTTCTTGCCCTGTGAGATAGCCTCCTGTTGCCGTGAGAGCAAGAGTTCGCCCTCGGTCTTACCATGTACGCTGACGGAGTAATGCTCACGGCAGGACAGGTAATACGCACCTTCGTTCTCCATGACCATGACTCGCACACCGTCAGGATATTCCTCTTGGTGTTGGCGCATCAGGTCGATGAAAGCGAGTGAAATATCATTCACTTCGTCGGGTGTTCGGCATACCTTTCGTAGGATGCGAGAGCGGAGATTGGGTGTGACGATTTCATCACGAGCAATCAAGTCGGCTTGGCCTTCAAGGTCACAGTCGATGATGCACATGAGAGCCTCTTCGGGCTTCAAATCCTTAGCGTGGTGAGAGAAGAAAGTCAAGCCCCATGTGGACTTGCCTGCTCCGCTGAAACCCTGTAACTTGATGTGTCGGGGTCTGTTCTTAATCATCGAGTCGCCTGTGTCGCATGATGCGATTAGGTCTGCGTATGCCTGTGCCTTCTTCTTGCGTGCCATGAGGTGAATTAGCACACCCACCTATATGAAGGGTTCATTCAGAGCGTCGGGCTTTATCAATGCTGAGAGTCCGTGCTCTTATGAGCATGGCGACGGCTTTGTTCTTCTCAGCAATCTGAGTGTTAAGTTCTTCAATCTCGGCCTCTAATGCGTCGATTCGTTGAGTCATGTGTTGTCGTCGTCGGGTCTCTTCGACCCATTTGTGTATGTCTTTAGGCATGTTTTATCCTATGGGTCACACCTATATAAGCGTTGTGTCTAAAGGTGGCGGGTCGGGGAATAACCCCAAACCCCGACCCCCCATGAGTAGGAGGGCGAGTGCAGGCGAAAGAAACGCACAGAGAGCCGAAAAAAGTGGAAAGCAACCTGTGATGGTGAAAACCTACACTCACCCATGAGTGTCAGGGAATTGAGATTCAATCCCAATCGTCGTCCCATTCTTCGTCGTCGCCTTCGGCAGTCCAACCTTCTTCACCCTCTTTGGGTGCTTCGGCCTTCGTGTCCTTCTTGGACGGCGCAGGAGCGTCTTCAACGGTCTCTTCAACGGTCTCTTCGACGGTCTCCTCGGAGGAGTCGTCATCGAGGTCGATTGTCTCGACATTGGTGTTGAAGTAGTCCGATGCGTTGTCCTCAGAGTCGTCACCTGACTTTGGTGCTTCGACTCGTGGAGGAGCAATGACAACGACTCCGACAGCGGATTCGATTGTAGCCGATAGCCCGTATTGGTCGGACATTGAAGTGGTCACGAGGGCCAAGACTTCGCTGTACTTGCCGAAGCGGTTGGCGGTGTCCGTGTCACAGAGAGCGTTGAGCATCAAGCCTTCGCCTGATTCAATCGCTTCAAGTGTCATGGTGGATTCGTCCTTGAGCAACATTTTGCCGAAGGAGTTCCCTGTCTTGGACTGTTGAACACCTGCATAGGACACAGTCGCTTCAACCAAGCGATAGTCGCTACGGTTGCGTGAAATGTCGTCCTCCAATTGAGCAATTGGTGTCACATCGTAGGTTTCACGAAGTAGTTCGGCACGGTCGCCGTGCTCGTGTTCTTCTTCGGTGAAAATCGTCATTCCTGAGAGAGGGCGAAGGTCAAGAATCTCACGGTCGAGGTTCTTGCATGAGATGGATGCAACATATTGCAGTCCACCACTGAGGTCGTCAGCGAGAGAAGCGTCTTCGTCCCATAGGGACATTTTGAAGAGTGCCGCATCCATAGTCGAGTCACCGTCTTCAACGACGACTTGGCCGAACACATTAGCCATAGCACGGCCTGTGCGGGTCATTCGTGAATCAACAGACCAAATGTCAAGGTGAGCCATGTACGACTTCTGTCGTAGCATTGCGGATAGGTCGGTGAGTACGCAGTTAGCAACGAATCGCTGTGCGTTCGCATTCTTCATGCCGCCGAGTTCTGTGACGGTTTCTTTGAGTTCTTGCGCTTTTCTTCGGTACAGTGCCACCACAGGTTGCTCATCTGAAAAGATTCCATTTTGGATTCCTTTGTCGATGAAAGGTTGTAGTCTGCTCTGCACGCTCTTCGGTAGGGTCTTTGATGCCATAATTGGTGTCTCCTGTAATTTTCCCAAGTCTCCCCCACCTATATGAAAGAAACAGTTCAAACCCCACTTTCAGGGTCGTCTGAGATGCGGTTTAACTGTGCCTCCATCATGGCTTCCCATAGGTCGTCGTCGCCCAATTCGCCTGACTGCGAGGCTGTCTTGATTGCTTCTTTGACTTCACGGCGTTCAGCCAATGCGTCTGTCGCCGAGTGCTTGGACGAGAACCAAGCGTCACCCTTGAACAGAGACTTGCGGTGCTTAGAATCCTTGCCGACGATGTCCCAAAGGAGAGTTCCTTTGCCCGAAGGTCGGAGGTACGATGGCAAAAATAGCGAACGCCAAACATTCGACTGTTCCTTCGTCTTGCATCCTATCGAGCGTAGTAGGTTGCTGTCTTCACCCTTGAGGGGGAATGCGGACAAAGCGGCTTCGGCTTTTGAAATCACATCGTCGAACTCGACTGCGAGAGATGGTAGATTGTTGGAAGCCGCTTCGATAAACAGTGGTGCGAGAGCGTAGTCGTCCATCAACCCCTCACGGGACTTGACCAATTTGTAGGACTTCTTGCCGCCACCACGACCGCCACCACGACGACCGACCTCAATCAGACCTGCGTCTTCAAGGGTTGGCAAGTGCTTCTCCTTGAGTGCGTTCTTGCTGATGGTGAATGCGTGCAGTCCGAGCCATTGTAGAATGTTGTCCTCCGTTAGTGGACGCTTGGCCTCTGACATGGCGTTCATCTGTTGGTACACCGTCCATGAGTCGTCAGGGACACCCGACAGGCTCGCTCTCAAGACCAAGTCACAGAGAAGTAGGCCGATGACATTGTCCTCGATTGAGGATAGCAGGAACTCATTGCCATGAGCGTCTTTTTGAACGACTCGTTGGTTCTGATGCAAGAGCGTCACGGCGTCGATAATCGACAGCACCTTGCCAATGTCACGCTGATGTTGAGCGTTGCGAGCAGGGAAAAAATCAACCATGAGTGGAGCGAATATGTTGCGGACACGGTATCGCTTCAAAGACAGCATGGCGGCTTGGAGCATTTTCAGGTCAGGGTGGACTGTGAATTGTTCGGGTCGAGCCTTAGCGAGCAAGGTGTTCTTGACCACAGAATTGACCTTCTCGACTGTGGTGTCGGGTGTCATAATCAATTGACGGGTGATTTGCTCTTGCTCGTTTGGATTGCGAGTCGTCAAAGTGATGAATGATGGTCGTCCCCTGATGATGAAGTCTCGTGTCTCTATCTCGCCCGATAACTCGTTCTTGATGGGCGTTTTCCAAACAAGTTCGTCATCGTCCCCCGACATAATCGGTTTCATTTTCTTGATGAACGCATAGGATTCGTCCTTCTCCAAGACGACGATGCAACGGCCATCGACATTCACGATGAAATTGCCGTCCTCATCGACCTCGTCATAGTCGTACTTGAGAGCCTCTTTTGAAGCACCTGCAAGCACCATAATCATGCTCTTAGGGAAGCCGTTGCGGGCCGTTAGCGTCATGTATGTCTTGCCGCTCGCTGACTGCCCAATCATCTCAAGGTTGAGCGGATTGTCGGTCTTACAGGACAGGAATACGAGGAATGTGAGGAGTAGGTTTGCATCGTCGCCGACGAACGGAGTCTCACGGCTCTCGTGGAGAATCCTGTTAATTTTATCGACCAAGTGACGCTGTCCCAAGAACTCCTTGATTGACTTTTCTTCAATCTCTCCGTAGGTTGATGTTTCACCCAACAGGGCATCAATCTCGGCGTCTTTCTTATCCTCGATGGTCGCTACGACATAAGTCCCTTCACGGAGGATGACACCTGCTTTCAGGAAGGTTTGCTTGAACTCTTCAATCTCGTCCTTATCGTCACAGACTGCCTTAGCCATGCGGGCTATGCTGTGCTGTGAGAGAACATTGACCTTGCCCATTGGCTCTCCACCAATGTCAGCCGAGAACTCCATGCGTCCCTTAGTCGAAGACAAAAAGGTGAGACGGACAGCCATTTCATTTATTTGAAACAGAAAATCCGAGGAGGATTCTGTCGATTGGTGTACTTGGAAGTCGGGGTTCATGCCTCTCACCACGATGCACCCACCTTCTTAACCATCTCGTTTAATTCGATACTTTACCTTCCCTACATTATACACACACACAATAACTAACATATATGTCTGTAAGACCCTAAGTCAGGGTCAATCGAAACCCATAACCCCCCGTAGGGGGGTTAAAGATTCGGACGATTCGGACAAATCGAAGGTGAAGGACTCGAAAACCTATCGGTGTTCCAAACCTTCATGCGTTGTTTTTGCGAAAAGCCCCAATCATTCTTGCGAAGAATCCTTTGGGTTCGGGCGTTGGTTCATCAAAGTCATAACGCTCAACCATACCACCGCATGAACATTGGTCTCCGAACATCGGTCTGATGTTTCCATCTGTGTTATTCTTGATGTATTGGTCTGTGAAGTTCCAACCGCATCGGGCGCAGGCTATCATGAATCTGTGTTCCGTCATGTTTAATCGTAGGGGTATCACCCATATAAAGGTTTTGATTGCCGATAATATCAAAGGAGATTGAGAGGGCCGCAGTGCCTATGTTTTAGTCGGGTGCGACCCTCTCGGATTGAGTAAGGTGCGGTGCTCTCCTCTGCGGTTTGGCTATTTGCCTATTCCGTTGCGTTGCACTTTACTCACCGTATATACGGGGTTGCCCCCGCATTCGACGCTATGGTTAGCGTTGGTGGGCCTTCCACCCACACGGCCTTGTATTCTATCGTAGGGGTGTCACCCATATAAAGGTTTTGGTTGCCGATAGTATTATATAGGGGAGACCCATAGGACTAATCAGAGCGAATTGGGGCAATGTCCCCCCTTCGTTCTTCAATGCGGCAGTCCAATAAACGGCATGATTCGATACTTCGGTATCACGCAGGGGAGTCGTGAAGCCCCTGCACTCACATAAAGGTTTGAATTGCCGATAGTATTATATAGGGGTGGCCCATAGGGTAAAACATGCGCCAAGACACAGCAACCCGCCGCCTAACCAAAAGAGCAAACGACTTCTTAGGAATGTCATTCGGTCAATACATTTTAGAGTTCAGTAAAATAATCGAATTGCCAAACGGTGAACCTCACCTGACATTGAATGACAACGCCACTATGCAAAAAGCATTCTATGTATGGGTCTCAATTAACGACCGAGAAGCGAAGTTATTGGCTTACCTCGATGACAAAGCGGCTCGTCAGATGGATAACTGATTGGCGAATCGAAGTGTTGATGCCAAGTCCGCTGATAAGCGGCCGACCTCAAGCGTCATGAACGATGTTTCAGGTGTCATCTCCCAAGAGACAGCGAACAGTCGGTGACGGCCTGCAATCCCTTGAGATGATGCAAAGTCCATGACTTCACCTGCTCGCATATCAAACCGCTCAGGCAAACCTTCGACGGTGTATTGCTCCCTTGTTCGACCGACATTGGATAACTGCAATCGAGCAAATGTCTCCGCTTGCGTGTCATTCTGTATCGTTGAATCGTGTACCACTCGATGCACTGGTCGCTGTGGAAAGTTCGGAGAATCGGCGGTTGGGTACATGTACGATACATTTGCTTTATCGTTCTTGACGATGACCACATTGAAGTTCGTCAAATCACCTTTAGTCTTCTCGATATTGGTCGCATAGAAGTCTTGCGGTACAGCGGTTCTCGGCAGTCGTCCACCCACGAAGGGGGTCATCGAAGCGTCATCCACTTCGGGCAGTTCCCGAAGGTGAATGTAGCCCTGTCCGTCGGCATAAATCGTCATCGGCTTTGGTGCTACATTGATGAATCCGAGGACGACTTGAATTGCCTCCAATCTCGTCTTGCCCACGAGCGAAGTTCCCGACGGGATGGATACATTGCTCAGGGTACTAATGCGGCCGATAGGAGGGGCGTAGGCCGACCCGCCTATGATTTGCTTAATCATGGCCGCCGCATCACCCTTTGCTATCGAGGTGTCGGTGACTATGGTTTCATTCGTCAAGAATCCGAGTGCATCGAGGCATGTGATTCTGATTGTCCTCGCTCCTTCTTCTATGTCTGAAATGTACCCTGTGAAAATCAACGGAGGATTTGCCCAACCCCTCGGAGTCGCATACGCTTGAATCGTGTCCCCGACTTTGAACATGCCTGCACGCCTGCCTGCGATTGAGGATATTGACACCGATAGGCTACGGGGTGAATTGAGACGGTGTTCAGAAGCAATCGAGGTTATCCCTTGAATCGGCAACGACCCGTTGAGAACCACAGTCGGTGCTTGGGGTGTTGCTTCATCCACAGACATTGGCCCGTACACATTCCTGAACATCACCTGTCTCGACCTGACGAAGAACGCCTTATGCTTCCAACCGTTGCGTAGGCCCGTCAGGCGCATGCGTTTGGGCCTGTTGGTATATTGGAGACCTTCGGGGTTAAAACCGCCGTCAGAGAAGCCCAATTTGCCCAAATCGAAGGTCGGAGATGGCAGGATGGTCTGTGGATAATTGCCTTCGGTCGGCCCTGTGGTGAATGAGAATCCACCACGACCGCCACCGCCTCGGCGATTGACTATGTCGTATTTGTCGGGGAACGGAGATTTGCCGTGATAGTGGTAGCCGAATCCAACCGAGTTCGTTGTCATGTCACCGTGCAAGTGAGGGTCGAAAGGTCTCGGCGTCGATAGGCTCGTGTAGCAAGTCGTGACCGTCTTATCCAATTTCCATTGTCCGCCGAGTTCGTTTGGAAACGGGATTAGGCCGAGACCAAAGTCAGGAGGAAAGTGAACGGGTCGCTCCATCAATTCCTTTTCGTCGGCAGTGGCCTGCAACGCTTCGGGAACATCAATGCCTCGGCGTATCGACTCCTTGCGAGTCTCAGCCCATGTCGTAGCAACCCATCGTGCCACAGCCGTTCTTGGCCGTCGTGGGTCTTGCCCCAATCGTTCAGCCTCGTCAAGGAGAACCTTCGGTGGCGTGATAATCATGGGGTCATCAGACGGAGCACGGACGATACGAGAGTACCGCTCTGCCTCCTCACTCATGGCCTAAAGAGGCCGTATGCGGTTATTGAAGGTCGGGTCGCTTATGTTCGATGAGAGGTGCGTATGGGCCAATCCCCTGAGCAACAGCGAGAGCGTTGTCAGCAGGTTCGATAGTGGAGTTCGTCAGAACCAACGCCTCGACTACTTTTCGTAGTAAGGGTGTCTGTCGTAGGTCAAGTTCGATTGAGTCGCCTGTGTCTTTTATGTTGCTCATATTATGTCCTATGGGTCACACCTATATAACACTGTCGTCTATAACTGACGCTTTAACCATCGAGGTGCGTCTTGGATATTGTCTCTAAACCAAGACGGGATGAGGTGTGCGCTGTTGCGAGCAAACCGTTGCCATGCTCCATCGAGGATGAACAAATGACCCACATCGTCGGGAGTCCTGACCACACGACCTGCACCTTGTACGATTGATAGGGCGGTCTGCAATTGATACCACTTCTGACACGGTGCAGGGCAGGTGAAACCTGCTCCGCACAGGTCGCCACTGTACTTGGTCGGAGGCTCATACGGGCAGGAGGGAGTGTCCTCATGCACCGAACGCCATGCACGCTCGTCTTGCATCATACGCTCGGCGATAACGGGGTCTTTGGTTGGCAGGTACGGCACTTTTAGGATGCACAGGAACTCCGCCAATTTGCCCTTGAAATCGAACCCTTGAGTGACATAGGTTGAGATGAGTACGAGGTTGTCACCTTCGCCGCTAAAGAACTCGGTCAGCACTTCGTCCCTCGCTCTTGAATTGGAATCGTGAGTCCGTATCCTATCTCCGTGACCCAAGTCGATGAGTCCCTGAACGACCTCCTTGCGTATCGCATGGCTATGTGGCAGGATAACCCCTCGCTTGTTCGGATACTGTCGCAGTATCGCATCCAACGCCTTGACCTGCTTTGGAATCGTGTGCCGTCGCTTCGCCCATGACATTGAACCACATGGGACATAATGCACATTGAAGTTCTCCTTCGGGAATGGCGACTCGGTGATGTTGATGTAGAGCGTCTTTTGCTCTTCAAGACCCAATCCATGTAGGAATGTGTCTATGTCGAGTATCGTGGCCGATAGCATGATTCGTCGCTGTGAAACGCTCTCAAGAATCTCAGCCGCATATTCCCGAACCCGAATCGGTTTCAGAATCAGATAATTGCCCCATTTGTTGTTTTCAAATGACACATGAACATTGCTCGGTCTGTGAAGAATCTCAATTGCCGTTTCTAACTTGCTAACAGCGTCTCTAATGGCCTCGACTTGCTTCTCGGTCGTTCCCATGCCTAAATCCGCTTCGGCCTTAGAGAGGGCTGTCTTGGCTAATTCCTGACGCTCCTTCAATTCGGCTCTCCAATCCTTCGGGGTGAGGTGGTTTGGGAATCTCCCTTTGCCAAAGACGGTTTGCCATTCCTTAGCGGACAACCGAACCTCAAGCAGGTCGTGGATGAATCCCTCCATATCGTGTGCTTCGTCAATGATGGCGAACTCTCGCTGTTGGAAGTTCGTGAACCCACGAACGGCACGGAACAGATAGGCAGGGTTGGATAGTGTCAGACGAGCGTCCTCAGCGGCGAATCGTTGCTCGTAGTAGCCACATGGCTCTCCTCCGTCTTCTTCACGCTTGGAGTGCTTGCACGAGCCGCTGTTCTTAGACCAACAGGGCGCACCTTTGGCCGTACCTGACCTTGCCCAACAGTCGAAGTTAGAACGGCCTCTGACTTCGCTAAGACGGTGTCCGTAGTCCTTTTTGTATTGCTCCGTCAGTCCCAAAGAGGGTGTGAGGAGGTACGCTGATTGGAACTTATTCTGAATCGTCATGGCGATAGGAGACTTGCCAATGCCCGTCGGGGCTTGGATGACTATGTTGTCAAAGTCGTCGTTTTCCAACGCCCAATACGCTACGGAGAGCGCATCGTCTTGATATTTGCGAGGCGAGGGATGGGGAAAGTGCGGTTGTATCTCATCCCACATGTCAGGCAATTTTGCTTTAGAAGGAATGTTGATACGGACGACCGTCATACCCCTAAAGGGGAGACCCACCTATTTCAAACGAAGTGTTTGTATGAATCCCATGTGCCGTCATAAAATGCTTCTTCGACAGCCGAAAGGAGGTTTCTTCGGAATCTTCGATATTGTCTTCGTGCATGAGAATTGGCTTTTCGTTCGGTTGAGCCACGACGGGCAGGTATCTGTTCAACCTGTTCTCCGAGAACGAAGAATACAAGGGATTCTTTCACTTCTTCGGCGATTGCATGTTCGGTGTAGTCCATGTTTGTTAATTCGATGTTGGTGTAGTAAGTCATTCTTTTTCGCCTCTGTTTAATCGTAGGGTGCAGTCCTATATAAAGATAGCGGACAAAGGTTTCCTCGACAGTATATAAAGAATCACGGATTCTCTCAAAGAAACGATGTGCTGTTATCATGTCAGATAGGCCAACCTGCGACACCCAAACCTGTCGTGTCACCTTCACCGACTGTGGTGAAAGAGCCGCCCAAGTACGGATAGTACAATCTCGCTCCGCCGTGCATGGTGTTCATCCAAGACAGTTCATTGGTTGCCCATTTCAAATCGAGTTCACTTGCATCGAATCCCCAAAATCTCTGATTGCGTAACTGTGGGTTGGTGTGGGTAAAATCCTCATGTCCGTTCATCGACTGCGCCGAGCCGACAGGATACCAACCGTTAGTCGAATCGTAGTTCATAGATGGTACGGACAGCCATCGGACATTGATTGAACGAAGGACTTCATCGGCCTCTGTTGCGTCCTGTGAGAACTCAAATGTGGGCATCCACACTTCCATGAAGTGAGTCACTTTACCTGTCGAAGGTTCAAGGAATGTACCACCATCAGGCCAATCTCCGTCTCCCGTCACCACATATCCTCCACCGTCACCCTTAGCCGCAGGCGGGGTGGTTGATGCGTCACTTGCAGGTGTTGTAGCCCATTGAAGGGGTGCTATGGTTGCGTCTGTCACACCGTCTCTGAACAGGCCACCTACTATCCTATCAGCGTCCGCACCCGCAAGAGTGAAACCGAGAATCATGTGTAGTTCTCCCTTGCCATTGGTCGTCATTGTCATGTGTTGATAATCGGGGCGCACAGTCGCATTTTTGGGTATGAATAACGCTTTAGTGACACCTAATCCATTGGCCGATGTGTATTGTTTTGAGAATGGGACTGCGGCGTTGAACGAGTTAATTAGGACTGTTCGCCCTGCGTCGTCCTTGATTATCGTCACATAGGCACGGTTGGATTCGTCGATGATTGCATCGTAGTAAATGACATTCTGAGTAGGATACTGAGCCGCATTTTGCACACCGACAACATGAATCGCCTTGCTCAAATCGAATATGAATCGGCCCGCAGGGTCGTAACTGCCTGTTTCGTTTCGACCGACATTTGCGTAGATTGCGTTATGCGCTCTGTCGCCCAAAGTGCTCGCCGCCGCCGCCGCTCCACCTCGATAAAACACCATTGGTGTATCGTTGCCGATAAGGCAAACCTTCGGTTTGTCACAGTCAGTAACCTTGTGGTTCGTCGAGCCGCCATCATTGTCTGATGCGACGACTGGTTCGCTCGTAGTGGCATTGACCTTCGACCAAGAATTATCAGTCCACCCCGAAGGGTCTGAGATGTATGGTGGCAAAGGCAAAAACGATGTATCAGTGACCAATTTTGTACTGTAAATGATGTGCGTCTTAGCATCAACCATGCGACAAGCGAGGTGCAACCTATCGTTGCTGTCGCATGCCAATGAAGGCTCTCTCAAATCATACGATGACTGATTGCCAATGATGACTGCCGTGTGCTGTGACCAATCCCATTCATACACAGGTGACGGGTTATAGGAAACCAATTTCCTATTTGCGTATGTATAATACAATTTATGTTCCGCATTCGAGTCTTCAATTTCTACAATAGCGTGAATAGTACCTCTACTATCGGAAGCAAAGCAAGCCGAACGCAGGTGTTGGCTCACTCCGATGTGCGGGCCAACCTCGTCTTTTCCATCGTAGGCTGAGACTGATGGATTGACTCGCTGTGCCTTTCGATTCCAAAATAGGTCGTTATGCAACGGTTTTGAGTAGTGAGTGAACACTGGATTTTCGCCCATTCCTGTCTTACCTGACCGTTCAATGTTGAATATGTGCAGTGTCCCGTCGTCGGTTCGTAGAATCCTTTGCCCCTTTCCAAGACCGTCGTCGTGATAGGTGCTCTTGGATTCGGCCGCCAATCGGATGACCTCACCACTCATCTCACCTCGATTCTGTGATACGAGGCTCGCTTTGACCGTGTCCCCTGAACCCGTTCCTCTTCCTGATACGATTGAACCTGAGTCCCACATTGGCCGTGTCACAGAAGACACATGAACATCAACCGACGACTGCAATTGCTCGGCGACTGCAACATAGTCGAGGTCACTTATCTCGTCGATTCGACCAAGAATTGCAGGTGCGTATCGTTCGTTTTCGATGACTGCCAAGTCGTAGTCGTTATTGGGCATAATAGGTATCGCCCCTGCGTGAAAGTGCTCGGTAGGATGGTCGTTCCAAAACGCATTCAATTTGTCTCCAACCAACAACGGCCCACGACCAATCTCTGTTCCGACTGCACCCAATCCCTGTGTAGTGTTGCCTGCTATTCGTGATGCGTCGTCCCATAAGTTAGTTCGGAGATAGTATTGACCCAATGGAGTTCGTGCTGAGGCAGGTGTAGCCTTGCCACCCAATTCATAGCCTGTGTTGAACTTGATTCCTCCGTCCAAGTGAAGCGTGTCAGTTCTGTGAAACGGAGTCTCCATTTCAAGGTCAAGACTGTTGCGTCCACCCGCACGAGCACGCACTGACACCTGTGCAGGAGCGAGTAGGTGAATCGGTATGTCATAACCCACTCCACCGTGAACCTGCTTCCATGTTCTCGTGGGCTTGAACGGGTGATTGGTCGTTGTTATCCCGTAGTGTAGCGGGCCATGATGACTCCAAAACGACTGTGTTCCTCTCATCAGATTGTACGAGTCAGTGCGACCAAAACCATTCCACTGCGCCTGCAATGTTGGTGTGACAGATGTTCCCATTGCCACACTCGCCGCTTCGGGTGAGTCAGAGAAGAACACAGTGTTGTCACCGTAGCCTATCGGGTCGTATAACCCACGAGGGAACGACCAACCCGACCACCCACATTCTTGATGCGGATTGGCACTCGCTCCGAAGTCAGAGAATCCAATAGTGGTGGGTACGAATGTTGTCATTTTCAAATGGTCGGCACGCTCAGTGGCCCATGTATCAATGTTGGACTGAGCAGGTGAGTCGGAGTAGCCTGAGATGAGTTCAAGGGGTTGCAGGGTGGGATAACCGTGCTGAATCCCTGCAATGAATAAATGTGGCAGGCTCTTAGGCAAAACAGCGTAGGAACACCTCACTTCGGGGTATGAGCCATAAGTGATTGGGATTGCTCTCTGACCGCTCTCTGAGTACCAATATGAGATACGAGAACCACTCCACCACGAGTCCTTGAAAGTCCAATTCTGTGTGTAATATGTTTCGCCATCAACACGAATCGCCTCGGCGTCGAACATCCGTCGGCCTCCGACAGCCTTGCCGTTATCGGCGGGAATATCCGACCATAACAGAATCAGGGAACGAGCACTGGTGTTCGTTACAATTCTTGCCCACGATGGAGACAGGTCGAAGTTATCTCCTCCACCTTGATGACCCGTTCCGCTTCCGTTAGTCGGAGAGGGAGGTGGAGTCGGCAACACTTCACCTGTGATTGGGTCAAGGTGTTGCTCTCCTGTGTTTGGGCTGTCACCGCTCGTGATAGGCACACATTCGTTGCCGCTTCGATAGTAGCCCGCAGGGCATCCTCCACCCGAACCCGAATCGGGGTTAGGTGGGTAATTTATGTCACTTGCGGGGTATTCCTCCTCCGAGCCAATGTAGTCTCTGTGGATGGCCGCCATCATTGACTTGCCGTTATCCATGAATCGGAACGATGAGCAATGCAAGGTGGGATGGAATATGGGGTCGTTCCCTGTATTCAGGCTGTGTCGAGGGTGCATTGCCGCCGCTTTGTCTTCACGGCCGAGATAGCGCATGAGTTCGATTTGAGGGAACACCCAATCATGCACACTCCATCCCTCATATTGGGCAAACCTATTCACGATTGAATTGCTCATTGTCAGTGTACTGTTTGGCAACGGCGTCGTCACCAAGTCCCCTGCTTTGTAAAGAGGAGTGGTCATGACACTCGTAGCAATGTTGCGATAGAATGGGTCAGTCGATGGGTCGTATTTGAAGACCAAAAGTTCGCTTCCTCGTGGGTACGCAAGTTCTCCGACTCCATCCGCCCACACTTGACCATTGCCCCATGTCTCGTCGTTGAAGTGATTAGCGTCGATAGCATCAGCCGATACGAACAGTTCCCCACCGTAAGCATCAGCATCCCATAGATGAGAGATTCCGCCTCGCTGATAAAATCCACCTGCTTCGATTGCCGCACATAGCAACGGGACTTTCGCCCATGACAGATTTGCTAACGGTCTGAACGGTGTCAATTGATGGAGATTCCATCCACCATTCGTGCTATCGTGACGAGGTATGACTGAGTCGGGACACGACGAGTCAGCAGTCCGCAGTCCCATGAGTGTTGAATTGGCATCATTGACAAAATAAATGCGCTCAAGAGT